GTTTTGTGCTCCTGCGGCGGCTCGGTCTTCGTTTGGGCCCGTCACTCGGTAAAGATAGGAAGCGGACCAGACAGCACCGGCGGGCGGGGTGTCAACCGGAGTCGTGGGATCCTGGACTTGTACATCGAAGAGATTGGGGGTCGGTGCGATCGCGAAGACGTCTCGGTCAATCGTGTACAGGCTCGTTGATCGATCGACGGCCGAGTACTTCACATCGAGGGTCTTACGGATCGTTCCTGCCAGCGCCGCAGCGACAAGGGCAAGGACCAAGAGCACAGCAGCGAATAATCGCCCGAAGGCGGTCGGCTTGATTTTCATGGGGTTATCTCCGAACTGCCCGTCGGGCAGGAGTTGGTCGCAGGGCGGCTCTGCACTGTCCGCCCCACTTCGCGTCATTCCTTCGGGATTCGCGCCGTGTACCTAGCTACTTTCCAGCTGTAGCCGCCACCGGATTTTGAATCCGGCTATTTTCCCCGCGATGGCTTAAATACTGCCAACTGTTGGACCTGCGGTGGTCTGGCTACACCAGGATTCCTTCGAATCGAAGTCCGGGTTCACCACTAAGCAAAGCGTAGCGACGCCATCAGAGCGTCATTCTCCAGAGGTCTTGGGAAGTGCTTCCACCAGTTCTTTCAGCTTCTCAAGAAGCTCCGGTGTATCGTGCATTCGGTAGTACTTGATTGGCCCCAGACTTGCGTTGACGGCGGCAAACGGTCGCGCGATATACCACTTGTAACCCTTGGTTGTCGGTTCAATCGCGGCGAGGCCATGGTCCGACATTAACGCAAGCATGTCGTCTGGATGCAACGAGCCGCAATAGGAACAAACTCGCTGCCCATTAGGGAATGAATCCCAACGGTCTCCATCCTTGGCGATGTTAGGGCCGGGACCACCTTCCCCACGCCGAGGGCACCAATGAATCTCATTGCCTCTAGTGCGTGGACACTGAGCACTCGTCTGAATCCGGTAACCATCGCTATATGAGCCGATGACGCCGAAACTATTCTCCAAGAACGACATCTTGCCCTTTAGGACATCGTCAGCCGTTTCGTCTCGAAGCTGGCTCCAACTGGACATTGCTGAGACATAGTCCACGTTAGTGACGCCGAACTCTTCTCCGCTTGGCGTTCGTACGCTCCAACTCCATTTGACTGCGGGGTTTTCTTTCAGTTGATCAACGCTCATCGATTGCTCGTCTCCATATCTGAGCTAGTCAGTGGTTCTAGGTAGACAATGGGGCCGGTCTTTTATCGACATCCGGTGCAGTCGGCCTCTGGAATCCCCGTCATGACCAAGGAGAGACACGCGATATACGTCAGCGCCTGAACGCAGGCGCTCATTGCCTAGGTAAGCGCAAGACTTGAAAATGAAGTGGGCCCCGGGATACACGTCTTAATGGGTTGTTTAATGACGGTCCCCACCTTCTCACCCGACTACTCCGCGTGCGCTTCGCCGGTATAACTCACGATCCCTTTTTGTGGGGCCCTATAGGTGAAGTCTTACTTGTCGATCTCGACCTGGTCTTTCAATCTCGCCTTCAGCCATTGCTTGAGAAACGGTGGCGCCTTAACGCCCATCTTCCCAACGTTCTCTAAGATCGAGATCCCTTCCGTCAGCACAACGAATCCGAGGACGCCAGAGATGGCGGTCGATTGAAGCTGGCCAGTTCCAGCGAGTGTCTTCGTTGCCGCAGAGCAGACGTAGACGACCGCGCCATAGCCGAAGAACTTGGTGAGGACGCGACTGAACCTTGCGCTGGTGATCTGCTTGCCAGAGACGATTCCAGCCCACACGCCGGTCGCCGTGTCGAGAAGGATCAGGACCGCCGCGGTATACGCGATATCTCTCGATGCCATAGGGATGGTGTAGTCAAGAATGGCGGCGAGGATCCCCGCGAGACCTTTTAACAGCCAGGCGTCCGCAAAGAGCTTTTTGAGGAACTCTGGGAGTGGCAAAAACAGTCGTAGTGCTTCGTGCATGGCGATTAACGGAAGTCGTCGATGTCTACGGTGTTGAGGGAATGACTCACGCCCCGGGATGTTTCGGCCAGGTAGATGAGGGCTAAGTCGCGATCAAAGCATGATTCCGCATTCCGCAATTCATCTAGGCCTATCCACGCAATGAGGTCCTCATCGTGTTCAACCTTTGCTGTCTCTTGGATGGTCATGACAGATCAGGCTTGACGATCAAGACGTAAGGGATCTCAGCCTGCTTCTGAGCGTCCATGGCGTGATAGACCGAGTCGATGAACTCATCCCACTGATCGGGATAGATCGTCTGGCACCCTTCAGAACTCGTCGAGTTGTACGAGCCTTTGTGGATGTTGATCGCGACGCCTTCTGATTGACCAACGCCATCACGAGTAACGGGGAGTTTCTCGCCTGGTGTCGCTGGGCGAAGAGCTGGATAGCTTGGCGGGCGACTGATTCGGTGGCGTCCCTTCTTGTACCAGTGGACACCGGGATTGAGAACGGCTATCCCTTTGCGGCTCACGCTTGGATCCGTATTCGCGTTGAATGCGAGCACGGAGTCGGGCGTCACCAGGAAGATGGCATCGTCGTAGATTCCGCGATCGTTCTTGCCCGGCTTCCCCATGGAGTCACGGAAGAATCCACGAATCCCAACAAGGGCGACCTTGGACTTCTTGTCCCTGGCCACGTGATCAGAGATGATCTTGTTCAATGCCTCTCGGCTCTGAACGGGACGATTTGGAGGTTTGATTGCCATGGCAAAAAGTGCCCTCGCCTTTGGACCAGCCGGGCGAGGGCGATGATCTGCGTTGCTTTAGGTGCTTTGGCTCACGGGCCAAATTGTTAAATCTCTTGGCGACGCCAAAAGGCGGCGACGGATCCATATCGGGAATTGATTAAATCGGAAGCGTCGTATGGCCCTTGCTCGCCAACTTTGATGCTCTCGCTGAACTGCCAGAGGTCGCATGGGAGCTCGGGGCGTCTGTCTCCATAACGTGCCAGCCAACGAGGACACTCGGTTACCTGCTTCGGGCAGTTCTTTGGCTTGAGGACCTTAACCAGCTTGTCAGAACCATAGAGAAGAGGATGGCGATAGATCTGCTTGAGCGATAGTCCGACCATCGCGTCGAGTACATCAGCCGTCGGGCTATTGCCCGCCGCTCTTGTTTCGTAGTCGAGCGCAAGCACCAAGGGACGGTATGGGTCAACGACTTCGTGGAAATGCGCCCACTGCTTCACCGGGTCCTCGCCGGTCATGAAGTGATAAGCGCCAACTAGCAGGCCGACACTCTTCGCCCGCTTCACTCGATCGACAAACGTGGGATCGATGTAGGATGTCCCTTCGGTCGCTTTGAGGATGACGGCTTCGACACCGTTCTTCTTCAGAAGTCCAAACTGGACATCGTTATGGTGCGAGAGATCGATGACCTTAGCGATTGGCATGGTGATCAATAAGGAGGGGCCGCGCTCTGAGCATCCTTCAGGGCGGCCCTGGTCATACCCGCTAGGTGCCTGAAGCACCCGTCGGGCTGGCTGAGAAATTGGTTTGCCTTCCTGTGCGCTTTCAGGAGGAAACTGGAAGGCTCGCCGAGTTCTTACGCCGCGGTTATGGTCGCAACGATCGCTTTCGCCGGCAGCAGAGGGTGGAGGGCCTGGCCGAGAACTCAAGCGGGAAGTCGGTAACAAAAAAGCCCCTCGATCTCAGGAGAGAGGGGCTTCGGGCAACGCCACGGGCTTAAACGCGACGCTCAACTACGGACATTATGACGCGATTTTCTTAGAATGCAAGGACTTTCTTCGATTTCCATTCCAATATCGGTTCTGCTCTTTTGCCGCTATGATGTCCAAAAGCTCGCCGACTCGGACGTACAAGCGCTTTCCACGCCATTCGTAGATCAGCTTTGATCCAGGAACACACCATCGCTGAGCCGTCCGCATCGAGACTCCTGCCATGAATGCCGCATCGCGAACCGAGATCTTGGCTAACCGGACGTTCCCGCGGGGATCCTCGCGTTCGAAGGTGTCTGGATCAAATGGACTCTCACGGAGCTTTACCGCAAGAAGTGACTCGAATCGATCGATCCTCGATTCCGCATAGGGGTCCAAGTTCTCTCGATTGAGGACGTAGCGGGCTTTCAACCAGTGTTCGCAGCGGCCATAGCCTCGACACGTGACCACGTACAGCCAGGCGATCAAGTTGACGTCCGGGCCTGGGGTTTGGTTGTCGTAGCCCTTCGGACCAATCCTTCCGACCCGCGGGAGTTGGTGTCGGCCATAGGCTCTCAAGACTTGCTGCGCGGTCCACGTCATGCCGTCACCACCTTGCCTTGCCACCACTCCGCCTCGTCAAATGGCTCATCGCTTCCCGGCTTGAACCGCTCTGTGACGGGTACCTCGCGTTTGCTGACCTTGGACGTTCTTAAACCCACGACACGTTCCTCGAAGTCAACTCCGGCAACGGGGCCGAGGACCTCCAAGAGGGGCCGGTTTGGCGAGGATTTCTTACCGCCACCGGAGACCTCGGTGAGCTGAGTTTTCACCTTGCGCCACCGGGGCAGAAAGTCGGTAATCCGGTTGTCCAAAATGCCGACAGGATCGTCCTTCCCGAACTCGTTGGGGTGGTCGGTGTGGAACTCGGCGAACTCCATCACGAAGCCGCGAATCACCTCCTCGTCGGGGGCCTCTTGGCGCAATCGATCGACAACACGGTCAACCCTCGCCGCGGTCGGAGGGCGCCGGCAGTTCTGGAACTTCGGGATGGCTGAAATCTGCTCACCAGTCCAAGCCACAAGCGGATCCGGATGGTCAGCCCACCAGGGCGAATCCGCTGCTGCTGCATCAGCCCCTTGGGGCAATACTGCGTCAGCAGTATGGGGATTACTGTTGCTGTTGCTGTCACGCGACAGAGAATCCGAACAAGTGGCGGTTGTCCGTAACAAGTCCGAATTGTCCGTAACAATTTCAGAGCTATTTGAAACAGATTCGCTTTTGGTTTCCGCGACTTGTCCGGTATTGTCCGTAACAACTGCCGTTTGTCCGGGACAATTTCGCTTGCGTCTGTTTTGAACACGCTTGGCATCCGGTGTTTGAGACTTCTCCCAGCGAGTGACGACCCAGTGCCCTTTCTCAACTTTAAGAGCTCCTCCACGTTCAGCGGCCTCAAGACATGCGACCATGTCAGCCGGCGGAATCCGGTATGGCGCTGCGATCATCGAGGCGGCGACGACCGGGCACAGGCCTCGCTTGTTCCCGTGGGTCCTTACATGAAGGAGGAACACATGCCAGCAAGAGCCGACGGACCAAGGCAAGTCGGTGAGCCAAGGGTCATCGGGGTCAAAGTAATAGTCGACGTTCTGTCTGTTCCAGCGAGATTCGGATGCCATTGTTAGTCTCTCCCTCCGTAGAGATTTCGATACCGGGCATAAGCTGATTGGAAACCGAGAATGACCTTGCCCGTGGGACCGTCTCGGTGCTTTGCGATGATGATTTCCGCCTCCTCGACGGCGTCGGGGTTGTAATCCGGAGTCTCTTTCGTTTCCTTGGCCTTGTAGTAGGCGTCACGGTAAAGAAGCATCACCAGGTCCGCCTCAGCCTCGATCGATCCAGATTCACGAATGTCCGACAGAACCGGCCGCTTATCCTCTCTCGACTCCACACCTCGGTTTAGTTGAGAAAGCGCGACGACGGGGACGCCGAGTTCCTTGGCCATGGACTTGATCGACCTTGCGATGTCCGAAATCTCTTGTGTGCGGTTCTCGGTCTTCTTGGCTCCGCGCATCAATTGGAGATAGTCGATCACCACAAGGGACAGTCCTGTCTCCGCCTGAAGGCGCCGACACTTGCCGCGCATGTCCAGGGGAGTGAGATCAGACGCGTCGTCGATGTATATGGGAAGCGTGTAGATGCTGTCACAAGCGTCCGCGAGCTTCTTATAGGTGTCCATCGAAAGCGACGGATTCTTGAGGACGTGCGAGTTCACGCCGCTGACCATTGAGACCATTCGGCGGATGAGCTGCTCACCGCTCATTTCCAGTGAGAAGATGGCAACCGAGCCTTTACCACTCTTCGCCGCTGCGAGGGCAAAATCCAAAACCAGCGCCGTCTTACCCATCGATGGACGGGCGCCGACGATGACCAGGTTTCCAGGGTAGAAGCCGGTGGTCATCTTGTCGAGATCGGAGAACCCACTCGAAAGACCGACCATGGGTTCACCGGTTTCGATCAGGTTATCGACATCAATGAAGAAGTTCTTGGCCAGAGTGCTTGCGTGTTTGAAGTAGGTTCCCGTCCGCTTGCGTCCGACTTCGAAGACGAGTTGCTCGGCCTTGTCGAGCTTCTCGCTGGCATCGCCACTATCGCCGTCGTGGACAACGCCGACAATGTTCTGTCCAGCCTGCTCCAGTTGACGAAGCATCGACTTCTCGGCAACGTCACGCGCGTAGAACGCCGCGTTGGACGGGCTTGGTACATACTCAGCGACCTGTAGGACGTAGTCCTCTCCACCGATGTTATCGAGAATCTCCGTGTCGCGAAGCTGCTGAATCACGAACTCAAGACTTGGCGGGACTGCTCGGTTGACGCAGAACCGGATGGCGCGGAAGATCTCCCGGTGGGCCGGGCGGTAGAAGTCGTCGGCATCCAGGATCCCAAGGACCTCCTCCGCGGCTTGTTCGCTGAGCATCATCGACCCCAGCGTGCTCATCTCCATCTCTAGGGAGTGGAGAGGCACCATCTCGGCATTGGCCAGCCTCATCGGGCCCTCCGGACATCGACTTCGATGATCTGAATGTCCGGGGCGACTTGGCGCAACCACAAGAAGGCCATATAACGAGCCTTGGAACGAGTCTCTGCCCAAAAGGTGGTATTGCTCCACACTGTCCATCCAATTGGCCTGGCTTGATATGGCTTCTTGTGCTTTCTGTCAGCCTCGATCCGCTTCCAAACTAGCTCGTTCGCCTTCTCGATGCCTTTATCGGTGGCGATGTAATAGCGGCTAATATCGTCACAAGTGCCGACCCGCATGAGACCCATAAAGACCAACTGGTCGCAGATCTCGTCACCGTCCGCATTCGCGCAGTAGTAGTTGCGATAGGACGTGGTTTGACGGTCGAGCCCCAACGTGTGGAGGAGGGTGGATTCTTGCTGAGAAGTCATTCCATCCACCTCACGCATCCAGGCGTTGAACAAGCGGCATGGACAGGCCCGTTGAAAGCTCGGCTGTATTGAAGCGTTCCCGCGTTACAAGCCGGGCATGGCAATGAACCTGACACCGATCTTTTATTGCCGCAATGCTTGATGATCGCCTTACGAGCAATTAATGTCTTCCGAAATGATTCTTCGTATCGCTTTTCGCGAGCCTCTGCTTCTTCTTGCGTGTGATACGAGCAATGCTCACAATGGTTAGGGCTGCTGTTGCTTGCACGGCATGGCCACCGCGCTAGCCCTTTTCCTTCCATCGTCTCGAACTTCGCGTACTCAACTCCAGCGGCACAATGTGTATTCCCCCAAGTGCCAGTGAAGTGACGGCACACATTCATGTGCTGCTCGATGAGTGTCATTCGCGTTCCATCAGGCTTCCTCATTTCTCCACCTTCTTGAAGACCTTCTCGAAGTCATCGGGGCCCATGACAAACGATCTTCCCGCATCGCCCTTCTGGTGATATTCAACTCGTCCGTCTTGGTGGATTGAACCAACAACCCAAAGAAGCCCCTCGGATTCGTAAATGCAACCAGGGATAGCGAATGGCGTGGAATCCGCTTCCATCGCTTCAGTGATCTCAGCCAGCTTTTCAGGGCTCAACTGTGCAAAGCCATCGCTATTGGGATCAGGCCACTCTTTGATAACCAGCGCGATTTGGCGCATGTCTGCGATTTCCTGGACTGATGGTGCGAACATCCCCCACTCTTTTCGCTTGCCAGTGATGCACTCCCACAAAGCATCCTCGATTCCTGACATCCACCCAGCAGCCCAACACATTTCAGAGATGTCGGACATCTTCGAAAGCAGTGACCTGCGCAGAACAGGGCGGAGCCTCTCAACGTCAGCGGCTATTCCTACGGTGGGGTCTTCAACTTCGACCCAATGCTTGATCAGCCGAACCTCGGTAAAACCGGACAAAAATGCCCGATCCCCCGCTGAGCCAAGAGAGTTCAGGGGATTAACATTGACGCCATTCCCATCGACCAATCGGAGCCATACCCCTTCGCCTGGCTTCCGCAGGCTTTCGACCTTGCACACGACTCCCGTGGCATCTTGGCGGTAGTACTTCCCAACGCACTCCGACAGGTTCTGAACGTTAATCATTCCAGCACCTCGATGGTCAACGCCACTTCGCCCCGCGTCCCGCTATCCTTGGCGGAATGGAGCACACAACGACCGAGCTCGAAGTACTGGGCGCTGTCGTCTTTGACCAGTTGAGCGTCTACGAGCCCATCGAAGGCGGCTTTCAGTGCGGACACGGCGTTTTGCACATCACGAGGGCGATACCGCCCATCCTGCGGCAATCGTCGTCCTAGCCACCACTCGGAAGAAACGCGAACGCGCTTCGCGAATGGCAACGGTGTCTTGGTCGAGATCCCGCGTATCGCCTGAGTACAGAACAGCTCAGCTGCTTGGCGGTAATCCCGTTTGTCCTTAACTCCCTTAGACCAGTGACTTCGGGAGTTTGAGGAAGCCCCTGCCGGAGGCAGAGGCAATTTGATCGTGAGGACGAGTCCTTTCATTGCCAGCCTGATGTTTCACAGTGAACATCTGCACTCGCGTCGCAATCGCCGGTCACTTCCACTTCGATGACATAGCGCTTGAAGTGAACGCCATGAGCCGCGCATCGTGCGGCGAAGTAGGTTTCCCAGGGTCCCAGGCCATCGAGTTCCAAGACCTTGCGCGTGTCCCGGTTCACGAGAACAAACCCAGCCTCACGGTTGAATCTGCGATAGACCCGGTGGTCAAGAATTCCGATCCGGTAGATCAGACTGAGTTCCTCAAGGACTTCCAGGATGCGGTAAACGCTCACGCAATCGACGCGCTTTCCGCGCTCCTGGAGGATCGCGTACAACTCGTGAGCGCTGACCGCGACATCAAGGGAGGCTAATACCGACACTACCGCGTGACGTGGAAGAGTGAACTTGTAACCGTTCTTCTTCAACGTTTCCATGGCGAGGGATGCAAAATCTTGTGTGTGTTCCATCTAAGCCACCTCCGTGGTGGTTTCCTGTGCGCGTCGGCGCTCTTGGGCTTTTGAATGAGCCTGGAAGGCAAAGGGAATCTCTTCCAGGCCGCGGACCATCCGCAACGCCCACCTGTGCAGGCAATAGCGGTCATGCTCCGTGAGTTGAGTCGGCTTTGAGATCGTGCGACCGAGAACCCGGGAGTACTCCCGGGAGCAGGCCGCCCCATGAAGGGCGAAGGTCGGCCAATGCATGATCTCGCAAATCTCATCGAATCCGAAGCCGTGATCTTCACACTCGGCGAGAATGGATTCGATCACGGAATCGGGAGTTTCTTCGGGAATAGCAGGCGCGCCGGGCGTGGATTTCACGCAATTGCGAAATCCTCCCGGCTCAGCTTTTCCCTGGTTCGACTCCGTACGGGCACGGACAAGGATCTGACTAGGTGTCATCCCTGCTGATTTGCCTTGCAGGATCCGATCCGAGGACTTCCAGCCCTTGGCCTTGCAAATCTCGATCAGTTCGGTGAGCTCGGCTTGAGTGCCACCGCCGTCATTCCAATAATCCTTGGCGAGCTTCTTGCTTTCGTCGGATGCTTGAGGTTTTGCTTGCGATCGATCATTTCGTTGCGCAGGTGCGGGAGCGCATTGCTCGACTTGCTTCAAACCTTGCGTGAAGCACTTCAGTCCGACAGCGGCGATCCTTTCGATATTCACTTCGAGATCTTCAAGGCGCATTTGCATCGCTGATTCGATGGCCGTCTTGACGATCACCGCGATACTCGCTGAGTGGATCTCCGCAGAAGTCTTTGGCGTGAATGACCGAGTGTTTCCGCCACCTTTGCCTGCGAAACCTCCGCTACTCTTATTGGGCCCACCGAACGTCGTAATAAACGCTTCGTTGCCGTAGTTGCCAGCCTTGACGTCGAGTTCGGCTTCCGCCGTAGCGCCGACTTCAAGAGGAGTCGCGAACTTGGTCATGGAGGACTTCCAGACCTTGAGCGGCTTCCCAAACCCTTCGATGTTGATGAACGCGAGCTTGTCCTTGTCGGTGATCTCGGTAATGGTGATGGTCGCTCTCTGCGGACCGATCTTCGATAAATCCACGGGGCTACTTGCCGCCATGATTTTCCTCCTTAGTTGTCGTGGAGGCAGAAACCTGTGCTACGCTAATAGCCGAAGTTGGGTTGGTTTCAACCTCAAAATTCACCATGAGGTCGGTAGGTGTGTCAGCACCTCCGGCCTTTCTCATTTGTCGTGTGCTCAATTCCCCTCCTGATCGGGCATGAATTTGAGCATCTCGTACACGCGGCGCAACGGAACGCCAGACGTCTCCGCGATAGATTTCGGAGAGATGTCCGGATTGTCGCGACGCATTTGCCACACATGCTCCCGATGCTTCGACCACTTGTCGGGCCTGCCATTGGTGCTGGGTTTTGTCGCTTCAGACATGCCCAGATGATACACCACTTTGCGCAAAATGGTATAGAGTGTAGGAATTCTTTTAATGGTTTGCGCAAAAAAGGAGAGGTGGAAGTGTCAAGAGCAATAGCACGTGCCCTGGCCGATGTGAAAGTGAGTGAAGGACTCAGCGCGAAGGAGGTCGCTAAGAGGGCAGATATCTCTTATGACGTCCTTCGGAACTACAAGCTTGGAAGGACCAGCCCGGACGAGGCGAGCCTAGACCGCCTTCGCAAGGTCATGAAGCTGCCCAAGACCTGGCCAAAGAGCGAACCTGACAGCGATGGGGAGATCGTTAGCCTTTCAGGTACGCCAATGAAGCCTATCCGCGTAGTAGGTGAAGTTGAAGCTGGAGAAGGAGCCTACAACGTAGATATCGATGAGTCATCGATCCTTGTGCCAGAGAGGCTTGCCGGACTTGGCGGCTTCGGATGGATTGTCCGTGGGGACTCCATGATGCCGTTTCTTCAGCCAGGTATGGTCGCTGTTTTCAAAGAGTACAGAGAGCCGCGGCCGGGGTTCACATTCCTGCTCAAATCTAAGGATGGTGGGCTCCGGGTTAAGACGCTTGAGTGGCGCGATGGGCAATGGATGATGATCTCAACTAACCCAACGTACGCACCTACTCCGATCGATGATCACCAGCTCCTTGGTTACCTCATTGGATGGTATCGAACGAAAGGCGCAAGAGAAACGATGGACTCAGATCCAGGTGGGCTCATTCTCTCAGAATAGACTTTGCGCAAAATTGTGCGCAAGTTTTATACCGTTTTGCGCAAAGGTGTGGTAGATTGATTCTGTAGCCGCTGACACGGCTGAGGAATCAATCAATGTCCAACTTCACACAGAGACACACAACCCAGGAGATCGGCAAGCCAATTGTCTGCTGGGTTGGTTCCGACTTCAAGGGTGGCACCAAGGTCATCGTAAGTGACCCCCTCACCCTCAATCGCTTCTTGATTGAGAACATGCAGAGCCGGGAGGTTCGTGCCTACCGAGGCGGGCACCGAATCGCTTGCGTCAACTGCAATTCGAGCCGCACGCGCTGGTCACGGCACATCGATATCGATGTCTGGAACGAAGTTCCGGAGCGTTTGCGATGAGGGAACTCATCCAAATGCAGATGGCTGAACGTGCGATCGCAAAAGCCAGGCGCGATCGGCAATTCCAAATCTCGGTTCTCACCATCACCGCGTTGGTCCTCGGCATCGCCCTGATGTTCGCCTACAACCTTGGCGTTGCCAAGGGCTACGAAGTCGGTCGATATGACCGCTTACCGTTTGGAGGTGGGATCCGATGAAGGAGGGTCTCGCTCAAGGTTCGTCCTGGCGGCAAGCCGAATCACATCGCCGAATGGTGACATTCGCCACAGCTCAGGCGGAGTACCACGAAAAGCGTGCCGAATACTGGCGTCGGATAGTAACCGAATGCGAGGCCGAAGCCGACCGGCTTGAATCGGGCGAGGAGCAGGAGGCCTGATGTACCAGGTCTACATTCCCGACCTGCGCACTTGGGAGCCCGCCGTAGATGCGGCTCCCGTCCAGTTCGAGAACTTCGACCAGTTTAGTTTCTTCGTCGCTCGAAGCTCTTACGGATGGGCTGTCTATGAGACGTCCACGGGGATGCTCGTTCCCGATTCCGAGAGCGACCACAAGCAAACCGCCATCGATCGCGCGAAAGAGTCCCTGGAGCACTGGGGAATCGAAACGACCAAGCAAGCGATCGAAACGGCCCTGACCGAGATGGGGGCGATGAGCGCCTAGCCATCACCTGAAGGAGTTTGTTATGTCCAGCATCCCAACAACAACCGACGGCGTCGTCGTTCGAAAGCAGAACATTTTTGAGATCGGAGAAGAGCTCGAACAGATATTCGACGCATTCGATCACCTTCCCTCTGACGAAGCCGACGAAGAGATTCGCAAGGCTCTTGAAGCCTACTTCGAGAAGGTCGGCGAGGACCTCAACAACAAGATCGACGGCTATTGCGGCCTGATCAAAACGATGGAAGCCCGGGCCAAGATTCGAGCAGAAGAGGCCAAGCGCCTGAAGTCCTTGGCCGAGACCGACGAGAACAACGCCAAGCGACTCAAGAAGCGCCTAAACGACTTCATGTCTGTGACCTCCAACACGAAGATGGAGACCAGGCGATTCAAAGTCTGGGTTCAAAACAACGGTGGGGCAACGCCCATCGAATGGACCGGTGGTGAAGAGCCAGACCCCGAGACGTTGCCTCCGGCCTACGTGATCATCAAGAAAGAGCTTGACCTTGAGGCGATCCGTTCTGACCTCGAAGGCGAAATCCCCCTCGACTTCGCAAAACTCGGTGAGCGCGGCACTCACGTGAGGATCAAATGAAGCACGCGATCCTCCTGTTCCTAATCGGTTGCATCTGTGTCCAGCTTTGTGGAATCGGCATGAGCCTCGACAAGATTTCCAAGCAGTCGCCCGCACCAGTTGCGCCCGCTACTCCTATCGTCGTCCTGATTCCCCAGGACGGGAGAAAGCCCCTGCTTCCCGCCGTGGCGCCTCTTCCTGACCACTACACCGAGGACCTCATCGCTGAACTCAAGGCGGCGGGTCTCTCGGATTCCGACGCTGCGAAGTTCCGCAAGGAGGTGTCTCGATGAGTGCCAAGTACATCGACATCGCCATAATGTGTGGCGCTTGCAAAGCCATCGTCGGGAGCGGGAGAGAGGCGGAAGAAACGATCGCTCAGATGGAGCCCATTGCGAAGGCCGCTGGGCTTCAGTTTCTCCGAATGTGGATGGATCCGAACATCCAGACAGAAGAGTGCTCGTGTCCAGAGCCAAAGCCTGCTCAGAAATTCGCGAACGCAATGTCCTTGAGCGGGATGTTCGAGGTTGAGATTAAACCGAAAGATAAAGGCAAGTGGGAGAAGTTTCAACCTTCATTTTTCACTAAGAGTGAACTCCGGCCAGACGACCCTGAAAAGGCGCGGGAACTTCTGCATCAGAAGATCAAAGAGATCGAAGAACAGACAGGTCTCAAAGGCATTTCCGTTGGGATCATCGAACAAGCAATACCCACAAAGTTCCCTAATCGATCGAAGGTTGACCAAAAGTGCTTGTACGCATTTTCGGTGGACGGATTTGAAGGGTTGTTGTTCCTGGTCCTTAGCTACAAACGAAGCTGGAATGAATGCGAGTTAAGGGTGGTTGAGTCCGAGTACGGGTTTCAGGTTTTCCCTATTGATCCCACACAAGTTGTCGTCTTCAAGAAAAGGGACCTGACGGCCAAGACCATCAAGGAGGAACTTGCTTTCCCCTTGGCCACTCACCTTGTCAAGAGCGCCACGCCCGAGAAGTTCAAAGCCTGGGTTCGAGAGAACGCAGAACTGTACGCGGGAGGCGCAAAGTGAACAACTCCAAAATCGAATGGACGGACGCCACTTGGAACCCCATCGTCGGATGTTCGAAGGTCTCCGAAGGTTGTCGGAACTGCTACGCCATGACGATGGCGGCGAGGATCGCGAACGCTGCCCAAGCTGCATTGCGCCAAGGAAAGGGCTTGACCGATGTCCAGGCCGCTTATCGCAACGTGGTGAAGTGGGAGAACGGCAAAGACCGCGCTGCCGGCGAAAACGACAAGGCGTTGCCGCAGTGGAACAACCTGATCGCGGTCATCGACAGTGTGCTGACTCTTCCGCTTCGATGGAAGTCACCGAGGCGGATTTTCGTGAACTCGATGGCGGATCTGTTCCATGAGTCAGTTCCGTTTGAAGTGATCGACCAGGTTTTCGCGGTGATGGCACTTTGCCCCGAACACTCCTTCCAAATTCTAACAAAGCGTCCGGAGCGGATGGCTGAGTACTTGAACCAAGTCAACGTTGACCAGTTCCGATCCATGGTCTTCGTAAACACCCTTCGCGAGTTCAAAGAGCCCAAGAGCCCGGAACCGTTTCGACGAGCGTCAGAAGCAGTCAAATGGCCACTGCCTAACGTTTGGCTAGGAACGTCGGTCGAGAACCAGGAGCAATTCCTGAAGCGGGTTCGGGCACTGATTCATTGCCCGGCAACGGTTCGCTTCCTGAGCTGTGAGCCACTTGTTGGTGAACTAGTGGTGACGGATCTCTTCCCTGATGACCCAAACCTTGGTTTTGATCCCTTGACGGGACGAATGTGGGGCGGCATCCCAGGGGGAGAGGATTTCTTCGAGAGCTTAAGGATTCATTGGGTGATCTGTGGCGGAGAATCCGGCCACGGCGCAAGACCGATGCAGTTGGAATGGGCAAGATCTCTTCGGGATCAATGCCAAGCGGCTGGCGTCCCCTTCTTCTTCAAGCAATGGGGAGAGCACTCGCCTTACTACGAGAAGGCTGACACCGAAACGGGTCGAATCGTCCTGGCCGAACTTCCACATGGCGAATCCCGCCGAGTAGGCAAGAAGGCTGCCGGTCGACTTCTCGACGGCCGCGAGTGGAATGAGTTTCCGGGGGTGGCCAAGGATGCCTAACCTCGATGGCCCTAAGCCGACTCCGGCGCGGGTGCTAACCCTCGACTTCGATCAAGACTTATACCGATCGATGCTTCGACCGGAGACGCAAGCAGCTCTCGCCGAACGCGACCGCAATCAGATGTCTCCCTTCCGGGGTGACAGCCAGCGGTGCAAGGAGTGCGACGAACCGTTTCGCCCGTGTGACTCGACCGGATCCGACCTAGGTCTTTGCCAGAACTGCTGGGAAGCACTATCGGCCAACGATTTCTGGAAAGAGGTCAAGGACCTTGAGCCAACCGGATATCCCGACGAATACCGGCGCGTGAGTGGAGGCGATCAGTCGTGAACACACCGACCCGGATCGTCTACATCGACCCCGTGACGAAGACGCGGCTATATGCCGCCCCTGGCGGCAAGTGGGTGACCATCGACGGCAACAAGTACTCGCCGGTGGGTCAGCCCCAATCCGAACGAAATTACAAGGAGGTTTCCCATGGTGGAAGTGAACAGCAAGTGGCGCAAGAAATGCTCCCGGCACGATTCGCATATCTACACGGTTGCGGAGGTTTCTGAGATCCGCAACGGCATACGCGTGAAAGCCGAGATGGAACAACACGGCATCCGCTCTCGATGGATTGGTCCGATCGAGGACTTCGAGGCTGAGTTTGAGATGGTTCAGGAGGTGGCACATGCACGCTTCTAATTCCGAACACTACACTTCGTGCCCAATGTTCGCCGAAACGGTCCGTTTGGCACGATGGGCCGAGGGAGACCTGCCGGGTTCTCGGAGGCTGGTGCGATTCTCCATGGAGATTTATTGGCTTCGAGAAAGCGAAACACATTTCGCCTACTATTGGGACGGTCGGATTTTTCGAGAAAGCTCGACGACCAATGACTTCTATGGATTTCTGACATCGCCAACCGTTGAAGTGTATGAGCGGACCGTTAACCTATTCTCGTTAACTGCAACAGATCGGCTTGAATATCGTGCAACAACGATCATTTCAGAATATCCCGTTCAACTAATCAAGGCCGAGCCAGGGAAAAAGTCTCTCGTCAAGACATTCTCCAGTGACATCTTCCTTGGATCAGAAGACGACTATGTGCGGATTGAGAATTACGATTACGACAAAGGGGAACCCGACTGGGTTCCCGGCGACGTACTGCTAAAGCCTCGCACAGTCGACGAAGTAGTAACGTTCTCGTCAAAGCGGTCGGAAGAGGAAAACGACCGATCCCTTAGTGACCTACGGGCGCGATGGATGGAGGTAGTCCGATGAGCCCAAGGGAAGATCTTTCGCAGTACGAGGGCTTCTTAAAGGCCAAGATCAAACTCGACAAGGGTAGCGGCTTCGATGTCGACCCGGCCGAGATGAATCCTAACGTCAAGGACTTTGTCCGAGCAATGGTCGCCTGGGCGCTTCGAGGCGGCCGCCGCGCCTTCTTCGCATCGTTCGGCCTGCACAAGAGCTGCGCTCAGCTCGAAACCATGCGTTTGATCGGGAAGCATCGACCATGCCGGCGGTTAATCGTCCTGCCCTTGGGGGTGCGACAAGAATTCGTTCTCGACGCCCTCGAGTACTTCTCCGGAGACTACGCCGTCTCGGTTCAGTTCATTCAGTCAAGCGAAGAGGTCACGAGTGAAGAGCCGATCTATCTGACGAACTACGAATCAGTTCGAGAAGGAAAGATCGACGTAACCCTCTTTGGAGCAGTGAGCCTCGATGAAGCTGACGTGCTCCGGTCCTTTGGATCGAAGACATTTGGTGAGTTCCTCTTCGGCCCGATGCAACAGATCCCGTTCCGGTTTGTTGCGACGGCCACACCAAGTCCCAACGATCTGCAGGAGCTGATTGCCTATGCTCACTTTCTTGGTGTCATGGATATCTGGGAATCGCGAACCCGGTTCTTTAAGCGCAACTCCGAGAATGCCGATGACTTAACCCTTCACCCACACAAGGTCGAAGAGTTCTGGCTGTGGGTCGCGTCGTGGGCACTGTTTGTCTCTAAGCCGTCGGATCTCGGATTCTCTGATGAAGGCTATGTCCTTCCGGAGCTTGATGTTAGATGGCACGAAGTTCCAACCGACCACACGACCGCGGAGCCGACGAAGCTTGGTCAAGGAAAGCTGCTTAAGGACGATGCCGTCGGAGTAGTTCAAGCATCTCGCGAGAAGCGAATCAGCCTTGAAGCGCGAGTCGCCAAGATGCTCGAACTTCGAGACGAGGATCCGGATGCGCATCGGCTTATCTGGCACGACTTGGAGGACGAACGGCGCGCCATCGAAGCTGCTATTCCGACCGCGGTATCGGTCTACGGTTCTCAGACGGATGAGAAGAAGGAAGCAGCGATCATCGGGTTCCGAAACGGAGAGATCGCAGAGCTCGCGGCCAAGCCGGTCATGCTCGGCGGCGGATGCAACTTCCAGCGCCATTGCTCATGGGAGATATTCCTCGGCATCGGGTTCAAATTCCGCGACTTCATTCAGGCGATTCACCGCCTTCAGCGATTTGGTCAAAAGAACACGGTCCGCGTCGATCTGATCTACTCGGAAGCCGAACGCGGAGTCCGAGAGATCCTGGAAGCGAAGTGGCGCCAACACATCGAGTTGGTTGCGACCATGACCGCGATCGTCAAGCAGTTCGGTCTTTGTGGCATCGCGATGGCGGAATCCCTGACGAGATCGATGGGTACCGAGCGAAAAGAGGCCTCGGGGCAATCCTGGAAGCTGGTCTGCAACGACAGCATTCTTGAGTGCAACGAAATGGAGAGCGACTCGGTTTCGATGATCCTCACATCGATCCCGTTCTCAACTCAATACGAGTACACGCCTTCCTATCACGACCTTGGCCACACGGATGATGAAGCCCACTTCTTTGAGCAGATGGACTTTCTGACGTCCAATCTCCTTCGCATCCTGCAGCCAGGGCGAATCTGCGCTGTCCATGTGAAAGACCGGATCGTGCCAGGGGCAATGACCGGGCTCAAGTATCCAACCGTTTCGCCTTTCCACTGTCACACGCTTCTTCACTTCTTGGAGCACGGCTTCACGTTCCTCGGGATGGTGACGATCAAGACGGATGTCGTTCGAGAGAACAACCAGACCTACCGACTCGGTTGGACAGAGCAATGCAAAGACGGAACCGTCAAGGGCTTCGGAATGCCCGAGTACGTCCTGGTCTTTCGAAAGGCGCCAACGGAAGCAAACAACGGTTACGCCGACAATCCCGTGGTTAAGACCAAGGAGGAGTACTCCCTAGCCAGGTGGCAGATCGACGCCGACGGATTGTGGCGATCGAATGGAAACACGATGATCAGTCACGAGGACTTCCGGGGCCTCAACATGAAATCGGTCTACCGATTGTACGAAGAGCGATCGCTGAATTGCCCTTATGACTTTGGAGCCCATGTTCGCCTGGCTGAGTTTTTGGACAAGGAAGGCATTCTGCCGACCGACTTCTCATTGATTCCCGTCCACTCGGATCACCCGGAAATCTGGACTGACATCACTCGTATGCGGACCCTGAACAGCTTCCAAGCCGCCAAGGGCCGGGAGAAACACATCTGTCCGTTGCAAATCGATATCGTCGATCGATTGATCGAACGGTACACGAATCCGGGCGAAACCGTCTTCGATCCGTTTTGCGGCATCGGAACCGTACCTTGGCGGGCAATCAAGCTCGGTCGCAAAGGCGCCGGCTGCGAACTCAACGCGGGCTATTGGGCCGACAGCGTTTCCTATCTCAAAGCCGCGGAGGCGGAGATGAACGTACCGACGCTTTTCGACTTCCTGGAGCCGGAGACGGCCGGGGCGGTGGCGTGATGATTCACTGCGACGAATGCATCCACCTTCGGTGGCAGGAGAGCCTTTTCCCGCCACTCCCGATGAAGATCATCAAAGGGAAGCGCGGAAAGCCAGACCAGGTCGTCTACGACGCCGAAGCGGCGGAGCTATTCGATACCCCTTACGGCTATTGCAATGCGGGCGTCTCGATTACGTTCCAGATGCCCACGGGAGATCCTTACAGCCTCTGGGGGTATCGCCCGACCCACCGATGCGCGTGCCGCCAGGAATTCAACCAAGACAGTGAGCCTGAATATCGACTCACGGAGGTCGCATGAGCCCCAAACCAAAAATGAAGCTGATCCGGGATCTCATTCCCGAGGATATGCACAAACGCGGGTACCAGCCCGCCCTCGTGATCCTCTCGCCTTCAGGACGCCTGGAATGGCTCCTCGAAAAGCTGGTCGAGGAAGCAGCGGAAACGAAGAGTGATGGCGGGAGCCTCGAAGAGTGCGCCGACGTTTACGAAACGCTCCGCTCGGTCGTGGAAGCGCGGGGAATGAAGATGGAAGACATCATCGCCCGAGCGGACGCGAAAGCGGCCAAGTACGGCCGTTTCGAGAAAGGGCTTCTCTGGACAAACGCGGACGACGACTCGCCCGAGGCGCAGGTCGCGCGGATCTCATACAAGCAGGAGCGTGAAAGCTGATGGTAGGCGTATATCAGACGATCTTCGACTCTAAGCGAGGGAACTGCAATGCCGCCTGTTATGCATCGGTTCTCGAAGTGCCCATTGAGTCGATTCCAGATAATCCGAATGGATCATGGGATGAACGGGTGCAGCTACTCAAGTCGTGGCTTGCAGAGCGAAATCTCTACTCACTCTGCTTGAGAAGCGTGGAAGGAACCCTGCCTGGCTACTCAATCGCTTCTATTAAAAGCCCAAGGTTCCCGGATTCAAATCACGCGGTCGTCTGCCTTGATGGACGTATCGTGTGGGATCCATTTCCAGGTGGACTCGAACACTGCGAGTTTGACTATTCACGCACGTTTGACCACGAAGTGATTCTTCCCGTTGATCCGTCAATCTGTCTACCCGGCAATTACTCAAACAATCCTCCGACACAAGAAGGATGGTTTTGGGAGCGGTGGAACGGGAACGGATCCCACCGAGGAGAATACGGGGAGCCTTATCCCATTCAAGCGAAGCTGTACAGAGGCGAGTTATGCAACTGCAAATATTCGCCGCCACATCCGTTCTCGAACATGACGGGCGAGAGGACCCTCGGTGACTTCCAATGGTGGACTGAGCCCATCAAACCACCGCAGGAGGGTTGCTGATGGAAACCTTATTTGGACCTGCCGTAATCCGCCGTTCTGCAACCATCAGTGAGTGCAAGACCTATCGTTGGACGCTCAAGCGCGAGTGGGACGGAGGAAAGCGAGTCTGCTTCATTGGTCTCAATCCCTCGACGGCTGACTATACGGTCGATGACCCGACGGTCAAACGGTGGATGCATTTCGCCGAGGCTTGGGGCTACGGCGGTTTCGTAGCGGTCAACCTTTACCCCTTCCGATCATCCTCGCCCGCCGATTGCCGGGAGTGGTCTAACTACGAAAACAACGGACCCGATTGGTACGCCCGTGACGCGATGGCTCAAAACCTTGAGGTCGTAGCTAGAGAAGCTGAAGGGGCGGACCTGGTGGTCGCGTGCTGGGGCGCCGGAGTGTGGGATGTCGCGTGGTTGGAGATTGTCCTCGAAAAGATAGACCGCGACATCTACTGCTTCGGAAAGACCAAGTACGGCGATCCAATTCACCCGATGGCCAGAGGCGATCATAGGGTGCCGGACTCGGCACAGCCACAGATTTGGAGTTGGGCACGATGAGAAACTACTTCTTTTGCCGCTTCTTCCAGTCGAGGTACACCCATCGAAGGAACTGGGACAGGCTCATGCCGTTCTCCTCGGCGTCCTTTTCGAGCTGCTCTTTAAATTCCGGATCAAGGCGAAACTCGACTCGCCCTTCCTTCTTAGGCCTCACTGAGGACCGCCTGTACCGCGTGAGGGTTAAGTTTGACGTCCCAATTGATCAGAGCCTCTTCTTGGATGTCCGCGACCATCTGGCGCCGCTCTTCATCGCTGGAGGTTCGAAACAGATCCTTGACGGGCATGACATCGCCACCGGCGAAGAAGTCTCGGACGTCGACGATTTGGGATGCGGTTGGTTCTTTCATTGTACGTACATTGTACGGAATCTTTTAACTAAAAGCAAGGGCTTTTTTATGACAAAGAGGCAATTCAACTCTCTGAGCGTTGGCGACTACATTCGAACATTTGAATCGCTAGATCTTTCCAGGCAACCGAGGACGATCGTCGAGGTTTGTCACGATGACATTGACCCAATATTCGTCCTCGAAGACGGATGGATTGCCCAAGATCCTGAGCTGTGGGAAGTTGTACGATGAGCACCCAACCTCAACTCATTGGCCTCATTGATCGCCCTCGGCCAGAGGTCACCTTCGGTGTTGTCCAGACTCATGAAGACGGATGGCTGATCGACGCGCAACCATTCGTGATGACAAGAGTCCGTAACCTCTTTAGGAACGGGCGATCTGCTTGGAATTGCGGGAAGTTCACGCATAACCCGGTCATCCTTCCGAAGACCCCTGACTCGGGCAAGGATTTGCTTTGGCTTCTCGACCGCCACCCGCTCGACGTTGGCGACGACGTTTGGCATGACCTGACCAGGTATTCGGAGCGGTACGATCGCGCCTTGGCCGCTGCGGCGGTCGGTGACTCGAACCATTCGTTCGATCTCAGCCACGGCGCTTTGCAGATGGCAAAGCCACCTTACTGGTACCAAGCCGGGTACGTGAACCTGGTCAAGACAGTTCGGAGGATTCTCAACGCCGACTGGATCGGAGGTGGAAAGAGCGTCAGCCTAATCGCGACCCTTTGTGAGCCTGATGCGAGGCCTGCCCTCATTGTTTGCCAACCTCACCTTACGCTACAGTTCCGTGAGTTCTTAAACGAGTTTCTTCCGGATGCCACCGTGCAGGTCCTGAAGACTGGCATGAAGAAAGAGATCAAGCCTGTCGATGTAGTGATCGTCGGTTACACAGGCTTGAGACCTTGGCAGGACGTTCTGGTCCCGTATCCTTTCCGCTCGATTTGCTTCGATGAGATACAAGATCTCCGGCATCTCGACACGGAAAAGCGCAGGGTCTCGATAGCGCTCAGCGAAAGGGCTGACTTTGTGACCGGCTACTCAGCCACACCAATCTACAACTACGGAAGCGAGATCTGGTCAATCCTCGACGTTCTCTCGCCTGGCTGCCTCGGCGCCCAGGGCGATTTCAAACGGGAGTGGTGTACGGGCGATCGGGTCAACAGTCCGGCGGCGCTGAACAGCTACCTGAAGTCACGCGGCCTGATGATCCGTCGAACGGCCAAGGACGTGAAAGGATCTGAAACCAAGCCGCAGAAGCAGACCATCACGCTTGAAGGCGACATGCACACCTTGCGGCAAGTGCAAGACGTGGCCAAGGCTCTCGCGATGTCGGTTCTATCGAACCGTGTCGGAGAGTCGGAGAAGTCCGCCCGTGAGCTGGACTGGAAACTCCGGCATGCGACGGGCGTCGCGAAAGCGAAGCCAGCGGCCGAGTTCGTCAAGATGCTCTGCGAATCGGGCGAGAAGGTCCTTCTGTTCGGGTGGCACAGAGAGGTCTACGACATCTGGAAGTATCACCTCAAGAACTTCAACCCAGTTCTATGCACGGGATCCGAGACACCTGCGCAAAAGCAAGCGGCCAAAGACAAGTTCCTGAAGGATGGATCGTGCCAAGTCTTCATTTGCTCCCTTCGCTCAGGTGCAGGGATTGACGGCCTTCAGGATGTCTGTCACCTGGCGGTCTTCGGAGAACTCGACTGGTCTCCCCAGGTGCTAGATCAGTGCATCGGACGGTTACGGCCAGAACTGAACAAAGAAGAGATTCTCGCCTACTTCCTCACGATCGACGATGGAGCCGATCCGTTCATGATCGAACGACTGGGTGATAAGCGTTCCCAAAGCGACGGGATCATTGACGGCAAGGACTCTGAAGGCGAGATCCTAGAAGATGGCCCGCCGGCAGATCGAATTCGGCAAATGGCCGAGGCCTATCTCATGCTGATCGGTGAAGAGATCCCGGTCGCCGAGCCACAGTCGGGGCTTCACGCAGAGGTCGCGTCAGCTCTTCGAAAGATCAAACTTCCCTCGAGCTCTGAACGCGAAATGCAGGAAGCGATCTGGGCCGCGCTACCGGGGCTAGTCCCCGATGCCCTTGTCGAAAGGGAGTATCGAATCGGAGAGCGTGGCCGACTCGATTTCTTGGTCACTAGCGGGAGCGATTCGATCGCCGTTGAATGCAAGATCGATCAAACCGGCCGAGGGTCGGTTTACCGACAAGTCCGCCGGTACATCGAAGAGGCAGACGTCTCCGGCGTCGTGATCCTCGCTCCCTGGAGTGGCGTTTCTAATTTCGTCGTGGAGGATGTCCCGGTCACTGTCGTCGACTGGGCTAAGGCGAAGATCTAATGGCAAGCGTCGCTTACTCTGTGCCCCGGGATGTTCCTCTCCGCCTTTCGCGGATCGAGGACATGACCGGCTGGCCGGAGTCGACGCTTCGAGATGAAATTTTGAAAGGGCGCCTTCGAGGAGACAAGGTGCATGGAAGATGGTGTTGTACGCTAGATGATTACGATGAGTGGGTCCGGGCAGAAAAAGAGCAGGGCAAAGGGAGAGGGGACGTACGAGAAGCTTCCAAGCGGGAAGTATCGATACATCGTAAAGAAGAACCATCAGACCTTGAAGGGTCCGGCGGAGAAGTCAAAAACGCTGGCAAAGGAAGCGTGGAAAACAAAGTTCGCAAATCCTGTCGCAAAAAACCAACCCTCGTTATCCACGTCCGCGAAGACGTGGGCTGAGATCAAGAAAGCCGAATCCAAGAGTCCGGCCACCAAAGAACAGATCGATCTCTTCATCAAGAACAAGGTCGAGGAAGATCCGATCGGTGCGCTCAGACCAGCGGACATCAACGACGAGGATGTCTTGGGATGGCAACTACGGCAGAAGGGCGCAAGCAGCACGAAGCGGAGGAACTTCAGTCGCTTAAAGGCATTGCTGGCATACGTTGGCGTTCAAACCAAAGTGTCGCGGCCACCTGACACCGGCCACGCCAGGCGGCCACTGTCACCGAAGGAGAGAGACGACATTTCCATCCTCATGGCCCAAGCGGACGAACCCACCCGTCGGGCCATCATCATCGCTTTTGGAACGGGCCTGAGCCGCTCGGAAATTTGCGCACTCAAACACGAGGATCGAGATGGGGACGGTCTTTGGATTAGGCGCCGGGCGATTCAGACAAAAGGACGTCTCGATGTTGAGCCGGAGACGAAGACAGCACGCCGGCGAGCGTGGATCCCGATTCCCAAGCACGTCCGCGACATCGTTGGACCGCCAGCGTCCGGCTTCGCCCTCACTGACTCGAAGGATCCCATAACTCCCCATGCTCTTACGAAGCGACTCCGCAAGGCCATGATCGGGACTCAGATCGAAAAGGTGCCGTACGCTGGCCTCCACACGCTGCGGAGAACGTACGGAATGATCTTGCTCGAAAAGGGCGTGGAGGTCGTCACTGCGGCAGAGCTGATGAGACACGATCCGACGATGCTCTTGAAGGAGTACACACGATCAAGAATGGACCTGAAAACAGCCGCTATCAACATGGTCTTCGGAGACGACTCTGAAAGTGAAAGGACCCACCCAGGGACCCACGAAGCCGCAGTTTGAACCTAACAGCCTTACCTTGAGGTGGTAGTGCCCACAAGGCGTGAAGGTTCGAGTCCTTTCCCGCGCACCAATCCCACGTCTGCTGCTTTAGAGTCAAGCTCTAGGTAGACGTGGAGTGATTTTCCGGCCTTTTGCAGTCTTCTTCGGCTTTGTTTGTCGTCAAGTCTGTCGTCACCGGTTGGCTTACCAGAATCAGAAAAAGAATGGCCCCAGCGTATTGCCGGGGCCATTCTTTAATTGGGGGGCTTAGCCCTTGGACGACTCAGGATCATGACCGTGAGAGTCACGAGCCCTGATTTGTCCGTTATCTGTGCGATGAATGAACAACTCAGCTTCTGTGCGCACAGCCGCAGGTCTCCCGATGTTCTGGATCGCTTGTTGTTGTGTCTGGGCGCGTCCAATTACGGTTCCGCCCTGCGTCACTTTGTAACCATCGCTTCGGTTTCCCGAAACATGCACGTCTTTTCCTTTTGCCAAGGTTATTCTCCTTGCTGGCACAATGAATCAGGCTTGGTGCCAGGTTCTGATTACAGCCTGATTATTAGCTGGTCGAGTGGGCGATTGATCGAATCAACCGCCCAAGCCTCAGAGCCAGATACGTATTACCCATGCCTACAGAGGCATCCGGCTCCTTAGCTACTCGTTTACGTCCACCCAGATGGCGAACGCCTTCTTACCATACTGCCAGGCATAAATCTTCTCTTTCGTTCCAGGGTGGATATACCACGCCCGAAAGATGAGCTTCTTCTGCTTGGGTTCCGGCTCTTCAGACTTTCTTTCCAT